CGGAGGTGGTCAAGAAATCAATCTTAGAACAGAAAGTATTATGTTGCCTGGTGTTTCTTTTTTCAGTGTTGATAATTATTCTGCGTACGGTAATGGTTTGATGTACAACATACCATACCGTTATAGTCCTCAAGAAATCTCAGTCGTCCATACTATAGACGAAGATGCTAATATGATTTCTATTTTTAGGGATTGGACGAATAAAATTATTGACTTAAATGGAGATGATAAGTTCGGCGCAAAGTATTTCAAAGATTATGTCGTTGAAGGGCAGATTATTGTCTTCAATAGACAGTTACAAAGTGCCACTAAAAAGATAAAGCTTTTTGATTTATACCCAATATCTGTAGAACCTATCAATATGAGTTGGGGACAAAATGATGATATAGCAAAATTAGCTGTATCGTATCGATTTACAAGATATGAAATGAATTAATAATGGAGAAAAATTATGTTACCTAAGATATCACAACCGTTATATGAAATTAATCAACCTTCGACCGGTGATATTCTTCAAGTTCGGCCGTTCCTTGTTAAAGAAGAAAAGATACTACTAGGAGCAAAAGAATCTGGTGATGGCAATGACATTTATATGGCGATTAAGCAGATCGTTAATAACTGCGTCACGAATGAAGGGTTTGACGTTAACGATATCCCAATTGTAGATATGAACTATATTTTTATTAAATTGAGAGCATTATCTGTAAGTCCAATTGTAAAGTTTAAAGTCCAAGATAGTACTGATAATATCGAGTATGAACTTGAAATGGATTTAACTGAAGTAGAAATAAAGACTGACGAAGATCATAGCATGAAAATAGATATTGATGATCAGATTGGCATTATGATGAAGTATCCTACTCCGTCACTTTCAGAAAAAGTAAAAGATATTGAAACAGAGGTTGAATTAACAACGGCAACAATTGAAGATTCGATAGATTATATTTGGGATGCTGATGATGTTTATCCATGGAGAGATGTTGTTCAAAAAGAAAGAACAAAGTTTTTAGATGAATTACCTATTGAGATCTATAAGAAAATACAGTCTTTTTACAATACAGCTCCGAGGATTGAGCATGTTGTAACATATGAAAATAGTGAAGGTACGGAGAAGCGCGTTGTGTTTCGGGATTTGAACGATTTTTTTACGCTAGCCTGAGTTATATCAATTTGTATAACCATTACAAAATATTATTTGACATAACTCAGTATCACAAATTATCGATGACGGATATCAATGAAATGATTCCATACGAAAGAGAAATCTACGTCGATATGATCGTTGAAAAAATGAACACAGAAAAACAAGAACAGCTTGGTGGTGGTGGAGCAGGAGTTCCAATCGAAACCATGCTATAGGAAAAAAACATGTCAGCAGCGTCAGTAGCAAAGATCTATAAAAGATTAGAGAAATTAAAAACAACATCAAGAGGCGTTGGCAAAGCTGGCGGTGATGTCCATAAAGCTGCCAGTGGTTCAGTCAGATCTATTACCAATATTATTAAAGGTGGTACATTAGGTGCTGTAGGTACCAGTTTATTGACTGGTCCAGATGTTCAACAACAAACTAACTTTGCTGCACCTTTTTCTGTTGACTATACTAATCAAGCATCGAGGGTCATTGAAGACCCGATTATTGATGTACCGAATATAGTAGCTGCAGTTGAATCTGAAGAAATAGATCAAACTCTACCAGAAGCACCAGAAAAAATTGATTTAACAACAACCGAAGAAATACCAGTTGTAGCTGAGGTTGATCCTAAAATTGTTGTTGAGAATTATTTTAATAATGAATTAAAACCAATTCCTATTGAAGCGTCGCTACCAGCAAGCGTTTCATTTTCTGCAGAATCGCCTGAATTCCAAGCACTTCAAACTGATGTCCAAAAACTGAATGGTTTATTGAATACAATCGGTGTTCGAATGAATACCGTTGAAGAAGCAATTGAATCTGCTGTACTTCAAAACCAAAAAACACTTAGAGATAATGAAAGGCGCAGAGACGAATCAGATGTAGAAGAAAGACCACAACCACAACAGCAGCAAAAACAACCTGGCGCACTAAGTAAAGCTGGTGATTTTATTGGTGCTGCACTTGGAGCACAACTCGCAAGATATACTCTACCCGCTATTGCATTACTTGGCGCTTCACTTGCTAGTTCTGCTGAATCTGCGTTTGAAGATGATAGTGAAGAAGCACTTGTCGAAGAGATGGATACAATTGATTCGATGCACGAGAACTATGTAAAAGCAACTGTTGGTGTTATGGCTGCAAAGTCGACAGGCGCACTTAAAACAATTGCTGTAGGTTCTGCAATAGGAATAAGTCAGCTCAATGAAAAAGTTCCAAATGTAAAGACTGCTGTAAGCGCTCCTATGAAAAGAGCTACCCAAGCAATTGTAACAAAATCAGCACCTGTAACCACAGCAGTTAATTCGGCTTTAAAGTCTATTAAAGATATTCGGCCTAATCCAGTCATGACTAAAGTTGTAGCTGGTTTAAAAGCATTATCTCAATTTATTACTTCTTTTGCTAAGAGTGTCGCAACTCCTTTATTGTCTAGTGCTTCTCGCTTATTAACACCCGTTGCTGATGTTGCAGGAAAGGTCTTAAAAAGCGTGCTTGCAAAACCAGTTAATTGGTATGTAGGTATAGAGGCATTATTTTTGGCAATATCAATGGGTGATGCATACCTAATAAACCCATCGCCAGAAGCAGAAAAAGCATTTCACAAAGAGACCAAAACAGCAATCAATAAGCTCATTGATATCATGGGTGGTACATATATTGCTACGATGATTGGTGTTGCAATTGGTGGATCACTCGGCACTTTAGTATTACCAGTATTTGGTACTGTAGCAGGAACAATAATTGGTGCAATATTTGGCATAATGCTTGGTGAGACTGTTTTTCAAATACTGCCGATCGATTCCATTGTCAATGCTACATACGATTATTTTATAAGGGGTGATAAAACAGCGTTTAATTCCCTTGGCAATAAAATGCTAAATCATGTTAAAAAAGAGCTTGCTGGATATGCGGACAGTTTGATTGAGACCGTCGATATAGTAACAGGTGGTGGTATTGAATTAGCCACGACTGAAGATATCTTATCTGAGTATGGTGATTTGACTCCAGTAAAATTACTCGACCAGGCTATGTCTGGTGTTGGTACTGATGAGAATGCAATTGCATACGCGTTTAAAGATATAAAGACTGAAGCACAAAGAGTTGCTATAAATGAAGCATACAAAGCTGAGACTGGATTAGATCTAGATGTACAGCTAAAAAGTGAATTAAGCTCATCTGAATATACAAAACTTGAACAGCAAATTAGCAAACAATTACAGAGACCAGTTCGAAGTGTACAAATCAACAATATAGAAACGGATATTGTAGAATCGAATATTGTACCGGCAGAGGTTGCACCAAACCAACAATCGCTTGTTCAACCAGTACGCACTGATGCTACTGTAACATCATTAACAAAACCTAATATAACCACAAGTGGAAACATATTAGAAGTTATGACAGCGCCTCAGGGAGTTGTGGTGCCGCCTGCACAAGAAACAGAACAGATTATTTCAAATATCTTAAATGAATCTACGGTGGTACAAGAAAAAATTGTTGATAATATGAACGTAACCAATATTAACACAGCAACGATAAGAAGCATACCAGATATTAGAATGGCTACTGTTGAACAAAAAGCTGGAGAAGGCGCTATTATTCCTATTATAGTTCAACCAAAAATAAGTCAACAACAATTTCAAAATCCGCTAGGATCAACATCTGGTCAATCGCAAATTGATACAGCAAGATCTGGATATAGAACAAGCGATGAATTCTTATCAAACTCATCGCTTCAGACTTAGGACTTTAGGACTCTTGCAATTTCTTCTTGAGTAAACTCACCCCATGTCTGATCGCCTGATGCTGCACGCTTCCATAAAGACTTAAGCTCTTGTAGCGTCCATGATTCTTTACCGGTACCTTGAAGTATATCATCAAGAAGGCGGACGCAATAGGCCTCAGTGTAAACTGCTGAACGCGCTAGTCGCTGCCAGTTCATTTTTTGGACATCCATATTTTTCTCCTATTGACAGACTTAAAAAGCCCCTTAAATAAAAGGGGCGAGAGATGAAAGCTTAGGCTTTTTTAATTGCTTTAAGAATTCTCCAAGATCAGACCATCCTTGTTGCTTATGAATAGCGGTTAACCATTCGTGCATCGCCTCGTTTTCCTTTTTAAGATTTTCCATCTTTGCGTTGTACTCAATCTCTACTGCTGAACGCACCATTCGACGTGCTTCTTTAATTTCTTTTTCAATATTCATTATGACACCTCAGAAAAAGCTTGAATTTCACGATACTCACCACCAACAGGCCAAACATAAAACTTCATATTAATACTATGGCTATTCAATATGCCAACTTCAGGATTAGCTTGAAGCCATTCTTGTACATCTTCAAGCCACTTAACGTTAGCAGCATATTCTAGATCTTGCTTGATCTCTTTAGGTGTAAGCCGTTTTTGATCGCGGGCTTCAGACCACAACATTACGCTGCCTCCTTAACTTCAGTGAATCCAAAAGGATCTACCATGTAAGACGTATTTGTAGTTTCGTCTACAATGATATCACCGACAGAGATTGAATGCATTTTATGCAACACATTCATTGAACCTTTGCACACATTTCCAATATGAAATACCTCATCAAGATCGTTGGCTTCAACAGTAGCAACACGCTTAAACAGTGGCATCATGTCAGCAGTAAACTTTTCTGAACCGAAACATTTGACATCTCGTTGGATGCGAATCTCAAGATCAAAGCTTCCATGATCACCACCCCAACCGACATTGTTGAGTACGTCTATAGCTTCTTTTGAAATTTTGTTCTGCCAAATTGAATACATAATCTTCTCTCTTTTTAAGTGGTTGCTCAATTGATGAAACCATTATAGTACAGTTCTTTTGAAAAGTAAACACTTTTTTTTAAAAAAAAGAGAGCTTTTGCTCTCTTTTTCTTGGTTCTTCTTGGTTAGAATGGAATGTTATCTCCTTCCGAAGAAGTTTTATCTTCCCAATTCTTAAAGAAGTCTAGGTCATCATCATCGTCAGAGGCTTGCGGCGCTTCAGGTGCAGGCGCTTTAAAGTCTTCAGTTGGTGGTGTCCATGCAGCTTCAGTAGCAGGTTCAGGTGTAGGTGTAGCAACAGGTGCTTCCCAATCTGAATCTTGATTTGCTGGTGTTGGGCTTTTAAGATCTAAAACCCAGTCAAGCTTATCTTTAAGATCATCGTACGACTTAAAGTTGCTTTCAGCATTAATCTCTTCAAGAGAATATTGCTTCTTCCAGATGTTCTCAAGAACCTGATCGTCGTTATGAAGAGCTGAAGATGAATCGAAGTAAGACTTATCGTATGTCATAAAGTTATTTGAACCTTTATAGATACGCAACCTAAAGTTAGCACCTTCCCAAAAATCAAATGGGTTAATTGCTTCGTCTTCTTCAAACTCTGGATGCATCTTATCATTGATCATACTAAAGATACTAGGACCATACTCAAACAGAAAAACACGGCCTTCATTTTCTTTGTTTGCAGGATCTTTGATAACAAGAATATTAGAAACATATTTGTTGCTGCGCTTTTGACGACGAGCTTGATTACGAGCAGGTCCGTCGTTATCATCGCTGCTGTCCCATAAAGCTTTATTCATTTCAGATACTGGATCGGGTTGGTTAATGGTTGCTCGCGAGCGTTCAATATACCAACGCTTTTGGCCACCCACTATATTATTGAAACTGTGAGTCCAGTACTTTGTGAAAGGTACATCTTCGTTTTCTGGTGCTGGCAAAAATCGAATAATGGCAGAACCGTTATCTGATTCATCACGCTTAAGTTTCCAATAGCGTGGGTCAGGTTCATATTCTTTCTTTGCTGGTCGAGAATTACCAGATGCTATATTGGCTTTATCTGCAAGTGCACCGAATTGGCTCTTGCGGTTGGCTTTTAATTGACTAAAGTCCATATGTATATCCTTTTTAACTATTTTGAAATATTTTTTTAAATGTTTTTAAAGGCCGACAAACAGCGTCGGCCATATATTTATACCACTTAGGAGTTAGCGAGGCTATAGAAGCTTCGTGTTTCACCTTTAGAGTTAGTTCGCTGAGTAGTTACAATATTATTACCTGCGGAGCGCAAGTGTGTAATTACTGCAGTTGGGTTGGCAACACGAAATCGTGCAGCAATTTGCTTTGCAGTCATTGAAGCACCTGATTGCATAGCTGAAAGAACTCGTTGACCTTGTGACATAATGTTTCTCCAAATTTAAGTTTAGGTTTTGATTATTTTAAATGGATAATCAACCATTGTTGCATCCTACACATGTGTGTAGAATTTGTACAACACTATTTTAAAAAAGTTGCTTTAAGATAGTGTTGTACTCTTCTTTGTCGTACCGTGAATTTAAGAACTCACCATACTTCAAAAGACTTTTCTTTATCTTTGGCCAGATGATTTCATCTGCGATAGTCTTATCCCAATAATTAAAAATATTGAGAGTACCATTCAGTATACACAACGTTTCAGCAGATACTTTCTTCTGTTGGAACATTTTAAATATCTTAGGGTATTCTCCTTGTCTAACCACGAGAGCATCATCTAATGAATCACACTGCTTAACCTCATTGCAAAAATGGTACTTAAGACCCATTAGATTCTTCTTAGTATGTTTCCACGCTGTCTGTGTTGGGGCATCACAGAGATTGCCAATCCATACGTCTGGATTATCACGTAAAACACTTGCAAGAAATATTTCAAAGTCATCAACATTACCTTTAAACTTCATGGCAAGTTTATGAAACTGATAACGATCCTTACGTGTTTCGAAACTTGATGCTGTTAACTTGACTTTACCACCATATCGAAAATAGCTATAGCTATCATTTTTAAAATGTATTTTGACAGCCATGTATTTCTTGTAAGCTTCAAATGCATCCATTATCAAATCGGTAACCTCGGCATTTTATTCAAGTAATTTAAATCTTCTGCTTCTTGTTGAAGCTTTGCTTTTAGTACAACATTCTTCTTAATGTATTTCGCTATTGACTCAATTTCAACATCATTTTTCTCGCAGTAAACAATAATTGCAGACATATAGTCGCCATTATTAGATTTTGCAATATCATCTATTTCACTAAAGATTCGTTGCAACAGTATTGCTTCCGAATCATCTATTAATTCTGGCACAATCAGACGCCGAAAAAGTCAGCCGGTACAACTTGACCAACCAAAAGATTTTTTAGTGTTGGCTTTGTCTGCCGTGAGAGCCACCGTTCTTCAAGATTAGCATCGGCTTTTACCGCAAGTATTACAAGCTGATTCTTAGTGTATACACTCAAATCTTCTTGGGTAATAACAATAGTACTTGATTCTTGTGGTTCATCACCTTCTACAACTCCGCTGCTGTTATCTCGAGCCATGACGAACAAGATGGCCAGTATAGCCAGTCCGACGACGAGTAGTACTAATTCTAAAGTTTGTTCAGCAAGATCCATATGGTTTTCTCCGTTGTGTGTTGTGTATTAAAGAGTCAATAAAATGCCAATGATAATCCAAAGCGTAATGCGTAGTTCCATATCCATGATTTTGTCCTCCCTATCGTTGATGTTAAAAAAAGGCGGCTTTCGTCAAAGACTAATCACCGCCAAAGGGTTACGCCGCTTCGGCGTACTCGCAAGCCAGACCAAGGGCTTCGATATTTGTGTTCTTGTTGGCACCATACCATGTTGACTGCAGACGTGTATCTGCGCTGTTGCCTAATGTGTGGTTAGTCATATAAGTTACAGCGTTATATGCTGCCCACCATGATCCACGACCAAGATCTGCACCAGGTTGTGTATCAATTACTTCAAGAGCATTAACTGCATTTCGTGAAAGCACGTTTTCACCTTTACGAATTTTGTTCATCATCTCTTCAAACGAAACAACATCGTTTTTTGTTGTCTTAGGAAAGACTCGAGCGAAGTACTCAGTCAGCTTCTCTTGAGAGAATCGCTTAGAACTTAAGAACTCAGATGCTTCTCGATATGTTTCCATGTGCTTTGAAGCAGCATCGAGTGCAGCCTTTACTTTCTCAACATCAAACTCTTGACGGTGATTCACTGAGATACCGAGTTCAGCTTTACCACTAAGAGCGAGTGAGAGAGTATTGTTGCACACAACACGAGTTGGTGTAAACCGTACATCAACACCACGACCATAATTATGTGGATTAGAAAGCAGCATATAGGATTCTACTTCGTCTTTACCACCGAACAGTGAAAAGGTTTCATTGACTTTTGCCAAGCCCCAAATGATTTTGCCTTCTTTCAAAGAACCAGCAGTGTGCATAGTCATACCACCTGCTTTTACATAATCATCGAAGAAGTTAAACGCGTCTTCGTTTTGTACTGGAATCCACTGATCACCAACAACATCAAGTACTTTGTTATCAGAAGAACGCACTAACGCTTTCTTGCCAGGTAC